CTATGATATAGCATCTGCCAGGATTACAATGGCATCGTTCTGCATTTTTTCCGTGTTAAACACATAACGGTCCATGGTGGTCTTGATGTCCTTGTGGCCCAGACGCTCCATGACGGTCTTGGGCTGGGCGCCATTCTCCGCCAACAACGTGCCGTGAGTATGACGTAGGCAATGACTGTGGAACAGAGGATTTCCCAATTCTTCATGAATGACCTTGGCACAGTACTTGAAAGAGTATGGCGTCAACAGCTCGCCGTTTTCTTTGGCGCTTATTGGCATTATTTCCTTGCCAACAATTTTGACGTTGGAAGGAGCCTGAAAGATTAAGCCATCGTCCATTTGATACGTCTTTGTAAAGTACTGGCCGTACCGGAGCATGTTCTTTTTGCGGTTATGGATTTCTGTTTTCAGAACTTTTTCATATTCCGGGAGTATTTTTATAGTCCGGACAGAATCATATTTTGGCGGCCGGTAATACCACTTTCCGCCCTCATTGGCAAGCTGGTGCTGGATGGTTATGGTGTGGCGCTCGAAATCTACGTCATGCAGCAAGTCAATGCCGTAAGCCTCTCCCAGGCGCGTGCCACAATGGTATCCGGTCATGAGCGGTATGTAAAAATTACTGTCCGGCCCAAAACGCTCAATGATGGCCGCAAAGTCCTCTTTGACACAGATATATTCTGTGTGTGCCTTGGCCTCATCAGACATAACTATCTTCGGTATTCTGGCATAATCACAGGGGTTGTACTTGATGTATTTACAGGGATATACCGCATATCCCAGGGCACCAGACAGGCAGGATAAGGTATTTTTAACCATGCTCCTGGAATAGCCTTGACGCTTCATTCCGTCAATCCATTTTTGGATAACATCTGTCTCCAATGATGCCAGCCGGTATTTTCCGAATGCCGGTTTCAAATGAATACGGATTTTCTTTTCATAGTCTATTTGAGTATTGTATGTGAGGTTGACCTTGACATAATTCTCATGCCAGTAGTCAAGATAGTCCGACACACTGATGTCCGAAGGGGTAAACCTGCGGCCAGCAGAGTCATATTCCGCCTTAGCTTGGGTGCCGGCGGTAATGGCTTCGGCCTTGGTGCGGTATCCACCATGGCTGATAGGGTTGCGCTTACCATTGATTTTAGCCCCTTCAAAGGACCATTCCCAAGTGGAGCCGCGTTTTCTTGTTCTTAGCTGTCCCATATATCATTCCTCCTTGTGCTGTTGCGATATCGCAACAAAATTTGGGTATAAAAAATACACCCTCTTGTCAGGAAGCTCCAGGAATGATATAATCAGATTGTTCAGAACTGATGATATCTTCCGGAGCAGTCCGGTAAGAGAAATCTATGTGAAAAGCTCTGGGAGTTGTAGCTCCTGGGGCTTTTTCATATTATGAATTTAATAACTGTTTTTTCTTGGTTTCAAACTCTTCTTCGGATATGGCTCCCATATCCAATAGTTCTTTCAGAGCTTTAATTCCCTTGAGGGCATCTGTGGTATTTTTAGATACTTCGGCAACCGATTGTTCTTCTTTGATTTGAAAACACCTTATTTGAGCATCTATTTCAGTAGTGCAGGCTATAGAAATTGGGAATATCATTCCATCAGTAATGCGGCGAAGTTGTAATACAGCAGTTCCAACTTGCTCAATATGCTGTGTTACTTGCTGAGAATTAGACGACATAGTACTTTGAGTGGTAGATTTTCCTTTGCTTCCAGCGCCAATTGCCGCTCCAACAGCCGTTCCAATTCCGGGCAATAAAAAAGTTCCAACAACAGCGCCTGCTGTCATTTTTCCTGCCTTACCCTTTTTGACAGTTTGACTGCTATTAGTTCCCGTTGTCTGAGTATTTGATACTGACCCGTAAAGTGGGCCATCCCAAGAGTAATCAATTAATTGATAAAGTTTGGTCTCATCTGTACCAAAGTAAACAAGGCCATCGTCCTGACGTTGACGGATTGTGCAAGGTCCCTTTAGTCCAGCGGGCCCATTCTTAATGGTGACAAAAGCACTAACGTGACTTTGTCTTCGTTCAGCTAGTTGTCTTTCTGAATCCTTCTTTGCTAATTCATTCTTTACCAAACCCGTTGCACCATCGGCGGCGCTTTTCATCAAATCTTTAAGTCCCATAACGAAACCTCCTCAATGTATATACTATTACAATGACTGTGCCCTCAAAGAATCCAGAATTATTCTCGTTGGTGACAGCAAATCATTAAATGGATATGGTTCCTGGCTGGCCTTAGCATCGCATATAGGACAGATACAGTCACCAGGTCGGTTATAAAAAGTTCGTCCACAGTAGAAACATTCGGTCTCAGCACAAATAAACTTTTTAGACTCGGATTTATAAAAGTAGCTATACATTTCCCAATCAACCGGATACATTTTATGTGTGGCTCTGCGATACCATCTGCGGTAAGCGGCAAAGGCATTATGAGCAGCTTCGTCCGACAATCCGAAATGTCTATGCACATCCCAAGCACTTTCACAATGGCAATAATGGATTACCATACTGGGAGCCAATACGTAGCTTGCAAAACAATTGGCCTCTTTCTCATAATAGTCTGCCTTGTACGGATGCTCAAGCACTATATGCCCCAACTCATGGGCCAGTGAGAAGATAATCCTATCTAATGGCTTTTCCTCATTGTAAGCAACTGTCCTGCTAAATGGTTCAGTGTATGCCTCGTCAGAACAGGAAGCACATAATTCATATACTTCTGGATTCTTTTCTTTCAATTCGCTGTATGTATAGACATGATATCCATACTTTTTTATGGCTGAAATACAGTCAAATGGAAATTTCTTAAATTCACAAAAGATATATGTTTCTAGTACCTTTTTCAGTATAAAATCGTGATTCAATCAAATCAGTCCTCATTATTTATTTCAGACAGTAGTTTGATTAGACGCATTTTCTGTTCAACAGACATCTGCTTACCATTTCTTGCCACAAGGCGTTCCACATCCGCATAAGTGGGTTCTGGCTTTGTTGTTTTTTTGTCATTAGCCATTTTCTCTAAATCATCCATGGTGATGCCAAGTCCATGACATATAGCCATTACATTATCAACCGTTGCTTTACCAACACCATTTTTCATTATCCCATATAGTGTGGTATATGGGATAGCACACTTTGCCGAAAATGATTTAAGCTATAGCCTTGTTCCTTGATTAAACGTTCTAAAATTTTAGCTTTTTCCATAGTCGCAACCTCTTTTTCTAAGTAATTCCATTATATATCCGGAATCGTATTTTGTAAATATAAAATATTCGATTTACCGAATAAATTCGTCAAAAGGAATATTTGACATTGACAAAATACTGAATAAAGAATATAATCGGGTTATCCAATTCGGAATTCGGAATTAACAGGAGGTGAAAAAATGTACAGAAATTTTTTGACGGCTATGAAGGACGAAGGTGTCACTTTTGCTCAAATAGGTAGCCTGCTTGGATGCAGATATCAGACCGTAAGTGATACGGTAAACGGCGAAACCAAAAAGGGCTTCTATCATGAGGATGCGGTAATGATTAGGAACGTCCTATTTCCAAAGTACGATTTAGATTATCTGTTTCAGAGAGAAAAATAGCGTGTAAACAAACACATGTTCGATGAAAGCAACTATACCACTATCACATGCGTGTGTCAATGGGAAAAGAAAGGAGGATGTGGAAAATGGTAGAACCATACAAACCGTTGTACACGGTGGAGGAAACAGCAACCGTACTTATGACGAACACGGATACCGTGTATAGCCTGATTAGAAAAGGGAGCCTGCGAGCATTAAAACTGGGGCGGATAAAGATTCGGGGAAGCGATTTGGAGCAATTCATTGAAGATTATCCAGTATTCCAAGGGGAGGGACAAGTCAGTGATTAAGGTATCAGAACTTTGCATCCGCGCCAAAGTAGCGGTCCAGTATCCTGGCTGGCGTGTGGATTTTGTGGGACCGGCCACTGCGGTGATGACCAACATCATGGGGCACAGGCGTATGGTGACCTTCCGACGGTGCAGGAGGCGCCGGGACGGCCCAATCATGAAGGCAGCTAAATGGATTGTGCCGGCGGTCATCTGGCTGCTGGGGATGTGGATGGTAGCTATCGTGGTCATGGCGGCGGCCATGGGCGTGAGACTGTGAGTAGGGAGGTGTTAGGACAATGAAAAAGAAGGATGACTTAGAGGCCATTGTGGACCTGCTACATGAATGGTGTGAGGAATATGGAGAGGAATATGCTTCCGCCTGCATTATTAACGGTATAGGACGTGCAATCAATGACCCCGCTTTACCTGCTGATGCATGGGTTAGTGTTTTGAAAGATTATAAAGAGATGGGCCCCAGCGGCGGCAACCGCAAGAGGCCCAATAACTAAAAAACAACACACCCTTATTGTAAGGGATTTTAGGAGGAAAAGCAAGATGCTTACCAAAAAAGAAGTAACCAACTGGGTATATAGGGTCCGGGATAAAGCGTTCAGGAGCCTGCAGGATGCGTATGAAAAGGCAGTCAAGGAAGAGGAGGACCGGATATTCAAGGAAAGTGGAGCCGCCGACATAATTAAAAATCTGGAAGCCTCGATGCGGGAGATGAACCGGGAGCATGAGAAGCTTATAAACCTTATGCGCGATAGCCAGGAGATGTCTTATGAGACAGCGTCATGCTATGGATTATCCTACTACCTTGATAAGATTGACCCGGTTGATAGGAGAGTTCGGAACGCTATTAAATATGATTCTAAAAAGCTTACACAGCTCAAAAAGAAATATGAGGACGACGAGAGGAAAGTCGGTGCCAATTATGCAGCAGTGCTGGCGGAACTGAAACTTAAGTCAAGTGTCAAGCGGTGCATGGAGTATCTAAAGGAACTGGGCTTTGATGTGAGCAGCCTGGAGAAACTGGAGCATACAGAGGTGGCAGTGCAGCTGGACAAACGGTATCTGTTTGTCTGCGGGGACAATAAGTAAGGAGGAGCTTTAAATGTCAATAAAGATAAACAAACTTGAAATTGAAAACGTAAAACGGGTCAGGGCGGTCAAAATTGAGCCGTCAACGAACGGGCTCACTATTATAGGAGGCAAAAATAACCAGGGGAAAACCTCTGTCCTGGATGCTATAGCGTGGACCCTGGGAGGGGAACGGTTCCGACCATCACAGGCAGCCAGAGAGGGCTCCACCATCCCCCCCAATCTGCGCATTGTTATGAATAACGGCCTGGTCGTAGAGCGAAAGGGGAAGAACAGTAGCCTTAAGGTGACAGACCCCAGTGGTCAGAAGGCCGGGCAGCAGCTTTTGGATGGGTTCGTGGAGCAGTTGGCTCTGAACCTCCCAAAGTTTATGGAGGCCAATAGTAAAGAAAAGGCAAACACTTTATTGCAGATTATAGGTATTGGTCCTCAATTGGCGGAATTAGAACGTCAGGAAAAAGAGATGTTCAACGAACGTACCTACATAGGCCGAACGGCTGACCAGAAAGAGAAGTATGCAAAAGAACAGCCTTACTTTCCAGATGTCCCATCCACCCCCATATCTGCATCCGAACTGATTCGGCAGCAGCAGGAGATACTTGCCCAGAACGGGGAGAATCAGAGGAAACGTGAATGCCTCCACCGGTTGGAACAGGAATACCAGCAGGTTACAGAGCAGATACAGGCTTTACTGCATAAACAGGCGCAGCTGGATGCTGACCTTAAGATTGCCAGGGGGAGCGCGGAGAGCCTGACGGACCAGTCGACAGCGGAACTGGAACAGAACATTGCAGATATAGAGGAAACCAACCGCAAGGTACGGGCCAACCTGGATAAGGACAAGGCCGAAGAGGATGCCAAGGAATACAGGGCACAATACAACACTCTTACCACCAAAATTGAAGCGGTGAGGAAGCAAAAGGCCGACTTATTAAAGGGGGCCGACCTCCCACTTCCAGGCCTTTCAGTGGAGGAAGGGGAGCTTATTTATAACGGCCAGAAGTGGGACAACATGTCAGGCTCCGAACAGCTCCGGGTATCTACCGCAATTGTACGCAGGCTTAACCCCGACTGTGGTTTTGTACTCCTGGACAAGCTGGAGCAGATGGATCTGGATACGCTGCAGGAGTTTGGACAGTGGCTGGAGCAGGAAGGGCTGCAGGCAATTGCAACACGGGTAAGTACCGGGGATGAATGCAGCATCATAATTGAGGACGGATATGTGGCAGGACAGGATATGCCAGCGGCTCCTGAGCCTCCGAAACAGACAGGATGGAAGGCAGGTGATTTTTAATGGAAATCATTAAGGGAAAGATACCAGGGGCCAAGAAAGTAGTAGTGTATGGTCCTGAGGGCATAGGAAAGTCCACGTTTGCGTCTATGTTTCCAGCCCCTCTCTTTATAGATACAGAGGGCTCTACAAAGGATATGGACGTGGCCAGAACCCCAACGCCCAGCAGCTGGATGATGCTCATGGAACAGGTGATGGAAGTGAAGCGCACCCCAGGCCTGTGCCAGACACTGGTTATTGATACAGCAGACTGGGCTGAGATGCTCTGTACTACCCAGATATGTGACAAGAACCATAAAAGCAGCATTGAGGATTTTGGATACGGTAAAGGATATACATTTGTTCAGGAGGAGTTTGGCCGGCTCTTGAATCTACTGGAGGAAGTGGTCAAGACGGGCGTCAACGTGGTACTGACGGCCCACGCAAAAATGCGGAAATTTGAGCAGCCGGATGAACTGGGGGCCTATGACCGCTGGGAGATGAAACTGACCAAGCAGACAGCCCCCATGGTGAAGGAATGGGCCGATATGGTATTGTTCTGTAATTATAAGACATTCGTGGTCAATGTGGACGGTCAGGGGGCCCAGAAAGGCAAGAATAAGCCCAGGGCGGAAAGCGTGTCATGTATACCACACACCACAGCTGCTGGGATGCCAAGAACCGGTATGGGCTGGCGGATGAGGTACCATTTGAGTATGACAGCATCCGGCATATCATCGAGCAGGCCCAGACGGTCATATCATCCCCGATTGAGAAACGGGAGACACCGGCCACGGTTACAGCTAAAAACCAGCAGTCACCTCAGGAGCAGCCAGTCAGTAATGGTAAGGACATTAAGGAGCCTTCAAAAGAAGCGGAAACACCGGAGCCTGTTCATAATGAGCCTGTAAACAAGCCGGAGCCGTCTAATGTGGATGAACGTATTCCTAAGAACCTGCGGGACCTCATGATAGCAAATGATGTCTGCGAGTGGGACATTCAGGCCGTGGTGGAGGCAAGAGGGTATTTTCCGGGAGACATGCCCGTACGGGATTACCCGAAGGATTTTGTGGACGGCTGCTTGGTAGGCGCCTGGGATAAAGTGTATGGAATGATTAAGGAAATGAAGGATAAGGACGCATTAGTATTCAATTAGGAGGATATGTGATACATGAATGATATGAATGAAGCATTGGGCAGGGAATTAAGCTGGGATGACCAGATAGAAAATGAAGGTTCTGATTTTGAGCCATTACCAGATGGAGAATACGATTTTGAAATCAGGACCATGGAGAGGGGGAGGTTTGCAGGTAGCGACAAGATGGCAGCCTGCAACAAGGCAACAATTGACTGCGTCATCAAAGACTCAGACGGAAACGAACACCATGTTTTTGATGACCTTATCCTGAACAGCAAGATGGAGTGGAAACTTTGCCAGTTCTTCCTGTGCATCGGACAGCGGAAGAAGGGGGAGAAACTGAAACCGCGCTGGAATGAAGTTCCTGGAGCCACGGGGAGATTCAAAATTTATGTCAACGAGTATAAGGATAAGAATGGGAAACAGCGTAGGAATAACAAGGTGGACGAATACCTTGCCCCGGAACCGAAACAGTTTAAGGCTGGTGATTTTTAATGGAGTTAAGACCCTATCAATCCGAGGCAAAGGAAGCTATCTTCCAGGAATGGGACAAGGGTGTCCTTCGGACACTCCTGGTCCTGCCGACAGGCTGCGGTAAGACCATCGTATTTGCCAAGGTGACGGAGGACTGTGTGCGCCGTGGAGACCGGGTGTTAATCCTGGCCCACCGTGGCGAACTCCTGGACCAGGCGGCGGACAAGATTGCCAAGGCTACAAAACTGGGATGTGCCACGGAGAAAGCGGAGCAGTCCTGTCTGGGCAGCTGGTTCCGGGTTGTGGTCGGTTCCGTCCAGACTCTGATGAGGGAAAAACGGCTGGGACAGTTCCCTGCCGATTATTTCAACACCATCATCATTGACGAGGCCCATCACAGCATATCAGACAGCTATCAGAAAATACTGGCACATTTTGACAAGGCCAGGGTATTGGGAGTAACAGCGACCCCAGACCGTGGGGACATGCAGAACCTGGGGCAGGTATTCGACAGCCTGGCCTATGAGTATACCCTCCCTAAGGCCATTAAGGCAGGATTCCTGTCCCCTATCAAAGCGCTGACCATACCATTAAAGCTGGACCTTTCAGGCGTGTCCATGCAGTCCGGTGACTTCAAGGCGGGGGACATTGCAACAGCCCTTGACCCATACCTGTACCAGATTGCGGACGAGATGGAAAAGTATTGTAAGAACCGAAAAACAGTGGTTTTTCTTCCACTAGTTAAGACCAGTCAGAAATTCCGCGACATTCTGACCGAAAAAGGATTCAAGGCTGCTGAGGTCAACGGGGAGAGTAAGGACCGGGCGGAAGTGTTGGAAGCATTTGACCGCGGGGATTACAACGTGTTGTGCAATTCCATGCTGCTGACAGAAGGGTGGGACTGCCCATCCGTTGACTGTATTGTGGTGCTAAGACCGACCAAGGTCAGGAGTCTGTACAGCCAGATGGTAGGACGTGGCACCCGGCTGCATCCAGGGAAAGAACACCTGTTGCTTTTAGACTTCCTGTGGCACACGGAACGCCATGAACTGTGCCATCCGGCAGACCTTATCTGTACAGACCGTGAAGTAGCTCAGAAGATGACCGAAAACATGGAGGAGGCCTGCGGCTGTCCTGTAGACATCGAGGAGGCAGAGAAAAGGGCGTCAGAGGATGTAATTGCAGAAAGAGAGGAATCCCTGGCCAAGCAGCTGCGTGAGATGCGGAACCGGAAGAAGAAGCTGGTGGATCCGCTGCAGTTTGAGATGAGCATACAGGCGGAGGACCTGGCCGGATATGTCCCTGCATTTGGATGGGAACTGGCACCGCCGTCCGATAGCCAAAAGAAGGAACTGGAGAAACGGGGTATCCTCCCGGATGATATTGACAATGCTGGAAAGGCCAGCATGATACTGGACCGTCTCCATAAGAGACAGGAGGAAGGGCTGACAACCCCGAAGCAGATTCGATGTCTTGAAAAATATGGGTTCCAACATGTGGGGACCTGGAGCTTTGAGGCAGGAAAAAACATGATTGACAGGATAGCGGCAGCAGGATGGACCGGGGCCCCAAGAGGAATTAACCCCAGTGAGTATGTGCCTGATAGATAAGGAGTAAGCCATGGAGAATAACCAGTATGACCTGTTGGAGGTCTTAAACAGCATAGAGCCGGCGGAACTGGATTACCAGCAATGGCTGAATGTGGGGATGGCCCTGGACCAGGAGGGATACAGCGTGGAAATCTGGGATGCATGGAGCCAGAGGGACCCCGGCAGGTATCATCCTGGTGAGTGCCAGAAGAAATGGAATGGTTTCATGGCCATGGAACGCCAGTGACGGGTGGTACCATTGTCCAGTACGCCAGGGAACAGGGATGGACGCCGCCATATGACCCGGGACATGCACTGGACTGGGATGACGCCATCTCATCGGATGGCATCATCGTGGATACGGACTGGGTGGAAGGCCGTGACGTGAAGGAACCGGACAGCTGGGACCCGGTGCTACAGCTCATCACTTACCTGGAGACACTGTTCAAGGCCGATGATAAGGTCGGTTATGCGGTCAGGAGTTGGGATAAGGACGGGAAGTGGGTCCCGGCGGATAAAGGCGCCTATGACCGTACCGCCAGGCAGCTGATTGAGGCATTGTCAGGCTGCAATGGTGATATCGGCAGCGTGCTGGGGGATTACAACCCGGAGGCAGGGGCCTGGATACGGTTCAACCCCATGGACGGGATTGACGTCAGGGACACGAACGTGACCGATTACAGATATTCCCTGGTGGAGTCGGATGGGATGGACATTGAGAAGCAGCACGCCATCATAAGGGAACTTGAGCTGCCGGTGGCATGCCTGGTCCATAGCGGGAAGAAGAGCCTGCACGCCATCGTGCGGGTGGATGCGGCTGACTTCATGGAATATAAGAAACGTGTGGATTACCTATATACCATCTGCAAAAAGAACGGCCTTGAGATAGACCCGCAGAATAAGAACCCTTCCAGGCTGTCCAGGATGCCCGGAATCATCCGCGGGGGTCACAAACAGTTCCTGATGGATACCAATATCGGGAAAGCGAACTGGGCCGAGTGGAAGGAATGGATTGAATCTGTCAATGATGGCCTGCCGGATCCAGAGAGCCTGGAGGATGTCTGGGATAACCTTCCGGAGCTGGCGCCATGCCTGATTGACGGAGTGCTCCGCCAGGGGCATAAGATGCTTATCGCTGGACCTTCCAAGGCCGGCAAATCCTTCCTCCAGATTGAGATGTGTATTGCTATTGCGGAGGGCAGGGAGTGGATGGGCTGGAAGTGCACGCAAGGGCGTGTCTTGTATGTGAATCTGGAACTGGACCGGGCCAGCTGTCTGCACCGTTTCAGGGATGTATACCAGGCTCTGGGATGGAAACCGGACAACCTTAAAAACATTGATATCTGGAACCTGCGTGGTAAGTCCCGGCCTATGGACAAACTGGCTCCGATGCTCATACGCAGGGCCGCCAAGAAGAACTACATAGCCATTGTGATTGACCCCATTTATAAAGTCATTACCGGCGACGAGAACAGCGCGGACCAGATGGCTAATTTCTGTAACCAGTTTGACAAAGTCTGTACGGAACTGGGCGTGGCGGTTATCTATTGCCATCACCACAGTAAGGGCGGCCAGGGAGGAAAGAAGGCCATGGACCGCGCGTCCGGATCCGGTGTGTTTGCCCGCGACCCGGACGCCATGCTGGATATGATAGAGCTTGAACTGTCTGAGGATGTGCTTAAGGCCGAGGAGAACAAAGCAGTGTGTGCGGCCTGCAAGCAGTACCTGGATGCCCATTTTAAATGGGAGGATGACCTGTCAGAGGATGATTTATGCAGCAGCTATCAGATGCTCATTTACTGCGAGAATAAGCTGGACAAATGGCAATGGGCGGCCCTGCAGCGCATTGTGGAGGCCGCTAAGATAAGGGCCAAGGCTGTGACGGCCTGGCGCATTGAGGGGACGCTGAGAGAGTTTCCAAAGTTCCCGGCAGTCAACCTGTGGTTTGATTATCCATGCCATAGAGTGGATACCGTGGGCATTCTGGGAGATATACAGCCTGAGGCAGAGAAGCCGCCGTGGCAGCGTGGCAGCGAGAAGATTAAAAAGAACACACAGAGCCGGAAGGCAGATAGAAAAAAGGCCTTGGAGGAGGCCATCGAATCAAGCAATCTTGGAGAGACTCCAACTGTTAAAGATGTAGCAGAATACCTTGGCATATCCGAACGGACAGCCCGTGACAGGATAAAAGAGCATGGTGGATATGCATATGAAGGCGGGGAAATCCGAAAAAAAGATGGAAACATGAAAGACGGGGAAACCTGAAAAACAAGATATCCCCGCGAAGCTATTATGAATGGGGAAACCTTACAATTCAGTTTCCCCCGTCAAGAGGTAACAGGCGGGGAAACCTTACAATTCAGTTTCCCCCGTCAAGAGGTAACAGGCGGGGAAACCTTATAAATCAGGTTTCCCCGTGATAAGGGAAAACAGCGGGGAAACCTTAAATTTAAGATATCCCCGTGCGGCGGGGAAACCTTATATATAAATATATATTTTTCCCCCGCTTACGCGAGGTCACGGGGGTAGGAAAGGACGGGCTTAAGGCACAGCCCGCCCGTTCCCTTCCCCCACCCGTTGACAGGGCGATTTTGGAAAGATGATAAAAATTTTACACTTTAATGTATGAAAGTGGTGATGATACGATGATTGAATTTTTTATGCCGATGGAACCGCCTACCTGCACCCATCAGGAGAAGCAGGTGCATGTGGTAAATGGTAAACCAGTATTCTATGAGCCAGTAGAGCTAAAGGCAGCCAGGGCGAAGTTGAGGGCGCACATGTCAAGGCATGTACCTGAGGAACCGGCCCAGGGTGCACTCCGGTTAACCACCTGGTGGTGCTTCCCTCTCCGAACCGGCCATCATGATGGTGAATATAAGACCAGCAAGCCAGATACGGATAACCTGGTCAAACTGCTTAAGGATGTCATGACGGACCTGGGGTTTTGGCGAGATGATGCGCAAGTGGCCAGTGAGGTAATCTGTAAGTACTGGGCAGCGCATCCGGGAATCTATATAAGGCTGGAAAGCCTATGACCTTGGATGATGTGGTAATCCTGACGGACCAGGATGTAAAGGGAATATACAACGATGTCTATAATGGGTTCTGGCGTCGGTATAAGAATCCGCCGGACTGGCAGTCTCAAGAATGGGAGGAGGTGGTACAGCAGGAGATGCTGCTGCGGGAACGGTATCAATCCTGCCCATTGGTACTGCACATGCTCCAGGACCTAATGGACCAGTTGGAGGCCAGGAGCAAAAGGAGGTAGAAAGAAAAAATGAGGCAGTGTTAGATGCTAAGGAATTTAAACGTATTATTGATAACACAAAGCGGTTTGTCAGTAAGGATGCATCCAATGAATTGATGTCATGGATACATCTGGAAATTGATGCGAAGGAAATGTTTATAAAAGCCACCGCATTGGATGGCCACCGGGTATCCATCGAATATGCCAAACTGGTTGAAGCAGATGAATCTTTTGTATGTTACATAAGACCTTTAATACCAAAGGTCACCAGATATGATAACTATGCTGAGTTGGAAGTAAATAAGAATCGCCTTTACGCCCAAGTCGGAGAGTCCATAATTGGATATGTGCAACCAGAAGGGAATTTTTACGACGTTGATAAGGTATTGAAAAACTTGGATGGTGAGAGAAAACTGGAGACCATTGTTATCAATGCTCAATATCTCAAGGATGCCTTGGAATCCATAAGTGCTTACAGCGGCACAAGAAAAATAGCAGAGATTGATGTATATGCGCCTTGTCATCCAGTTGTCATAAGGTCTGGTCGAAAAGGAGAACGGGATAATTTGAAGATTGTATTGCCAATGAATTCACGTGATTGA